GCATTATGCTTTTTGGCTTTTTCGATTATTTCTGTGGCGTCATTATCGGTAACAACCCCACTGTGCTCTACTACGTAAGCCATTCCGATAAATGCTTCCAATGACATTTCATCCACGGGTTTTCCGTCTTTAATAAAATGACACGGTGCATCTATATGCGTGCCGTTGTGGGCGCACATGGTAAAGGCCGTCAGATTATAGACTTCACCGTCTTCCATCGATTTGAGTACCGTTTTCTCCGGTACCGGGTCACCGGGATACACCTGACAGGCAAAAACTTCTTGGGAAATATCGTAGATTTTCATTACTTATTCTCCGTCAAATTCTTATTTGTCGAACTGATTATACCACAAAACTATGAATTTTTCAACCGAGTGCAAAAAGTGATCCCCGGCAACCGTTTTGGCTGCCGGGGCGCGATTTTTATTCAGCTACGAGCAATCTCTGCAGGCGAATTATGTCTGCTACTTTCTGCTCCTGCTCTGCTTTGATGCGGCTTCTTGCAGCTACGGGATCTTCCTCTGGAAACAGTTTTTTCAGCGGGATGTCAATCTGTTCGTATGAAAGGATGCGGATGTATTCTTCCTTATCGTGCTTGAGTTCTCCGAGAAACCCGTGTAGCTTTGTGCGATCCTCACTGGTCAATGTTTCCATGCTGTATCCTCCTATGTATTATCGTCTTCATGCTCCACGATGGAAATATCGGTGAAGCGGTCTTTTTCCTTGAAACCACGACGCAGGTAATCATGGCCTCCATCTACGGAGCAAGCACCGCAGCTGCAGGTCACATAGTCGTGCCGTGTAGTTGATTCTATTTCATCGCCGCAAATATTGCAGCGAATGGCGTTTTTAATTATCTTCATCATAGTCACCTAATGTTTCTGCCAGCTCCTGCATAAAGCGTTGGCGCTTGGCCGCTCTTTCCAAATCCTCTTTGCTTGCCGTCAATTCTGTAAAATACTTAAAATTGAGGGTCACATTTATGTTCTCGTTATCTGCTGCCGGTGATACATCGATGCTGTCCGTCAGCGCCATTGCCTTCATGAAGAAGAACTTTTCACGCTTCTGTGTTATGTCGAAGAACGGCAACAGCAGTTTGATCTCTGCTTTGTACCGATCGTAGTCGATGCTGGCTTCAATGGTGCCACCGAAATCTCGCGCAAATGCGTCTGCTTCCTTTACCATGTAGGTGAAGACATTTTGGTGGGACGGATTGATCATACGCGGAACGCTGCGGTGCAGTTCGAATGCTTCACGCAGCTTGGGCGACTCGCAAACCGCGTCCCAAAAATCATTGGCAGCGCGGTTATCCTCTCTATCTTCATTGTAAATGTAGGTGTAGTCTCGACGCAAAACGATTGTTTTTTCCATACTATCCCACCAGCCGTTATCGCAAACTTTGATGATAGTATATCATACTTTGTTGCGATATTCTACATTTCATGCAATTTTGTTTCAAAATAACAACAAAAAATGCCCTCGACAACCGTTCTGGCTACCGAGGGCGTTTGTGTTACATGTATTCGTGGCTTGCGACGATGCCGCATTTGAAGTGTACCTCGATGCCGTCATCTCCAACGATGATCTGTTCCACCAGCTGTTTCATGATCATGCTGTCATCTGCGTTCATGATTGCGCCGCTCTGGATGTGTTCCACGAAGCTGTCCAGCCACATCTTGACCTCACCGTATCGGTTTTCTGTGGTCTGCAGTTCTGCCTGCCGCGCTTCCAGCTCCTGCATCCTCTGACTGTACTCTTTGATCTGCGCTGCGTAGTCCGCTGCGGTAACGCTGCGTTGCTGCTTGGCCTTATGCAGTTCCAGTACCGCGTTCTGCAGGTCGATGATTTCCTGCTCGATGCGATCCAGTGCCGCTCTGTTTTCCGGCTCCATGACCAGCCCTGCGCTTTCCTTGACCGCATCCATGATTTCCTCTGCATCCTCGATCATATCTCTGATCGCGGCCGTGTAGGTGTTCTGCAGTGTATCTTCGTTCACATGGTGGCTATCACACTGCGCTCTGCCATTGCTGATCCTGTTGGAGCATCCCCACGCTGGCACCATCAGCCCGCTGCCGACCCTGCGTACATGTCTGCGGAGTTTGTGGCCGCATTCACCGCAGATCAGCAGACCGCTGAACGGGTACTTGCTGGTGTATCTGCTGTTGCCGACTGCCGTGACCTTTTCATCCTTGCGGCGCTGCATCTCCACGCGCACCATCTCGAACATTTCCTTATCGATGATCGCAGGGTGTGTTCCTTCTGCGTAGTACATGGGCGCTTGGCCGTTGTTCTTCTGTCGGTACTTTGACAGCACATCGGGCTTGAAGGTCTTGCCCAACACCGCGTCGCCCGTGTATTTCTCATTTGTGAGGATACTGTTGACCACGCTGTATTGCCAGCGTTTCTTGCCGAGCTTGGTCGGTATGCCGTCTTCCTCCAGCCCTCTGCAGATGCGCGTTATGGTTGTGCCTGCGAGGTATTCTCTGTAGATGCGCCGCACGATCGCGGCCTCGGCTTCGTTGATTTCATAGATGTCTCTGCCGTCTGCGTCTTTCTGTCCAGTCTTTGTGTACCCCAGCATCAGCCCTGTGTTGAGGATGACCTCACCGTTTTTGAACTTCTTTTGGTATGTCCACTTGATGTTGGTGGACATGGTGCGCGACTCCTGCTCGGCCATCGCTGCGAGGATGGTGATCAGTACCTCACCGCCCGGTGTCAGTGTATCGATGTTCTCATTCTCGAAGTAGATGCTGATGCCCAGTTCCTTGAGTTCGCGGATGTAGTTCAATGCGTCGACCGTGTTTCTTGCGAATCGGCTGATCGACTTGACCAGTATCTTATTGATCTTGCCTGCGCGGCAGTCTGCGATCATTCGCATGAAGTCGGGGCGCTTTTCCGCTCTGGTGCCTGTGATACCGGGGTCTGCGTAGATGCCGCCGAAGCTCCATTCGGGCTTGGATGTAATCAGCGTGGTGTAGTGGCTGACCTGCCGCTCGAAGCTATCTTCCTGTTCTTCTTTTTCCGTGGACACACGGGCGTATGCGACCACCACCAGCTTCATGATCTCTGTGGTGTCGATGTGCAGGATCGCCGCGCGTGGGATCTCTCGCACCGTTCTTCTTGCTGTTACTGCCATGCTGCTACCTCCTTCTTTTGCTTCCAGCCGACTTGGTTGCCGCTGGGTCCGTTAGTGTATGCTCTGGTGATTTCCACGCCATTGTAGAACACGAAGGTCACCGTCCATCTTCGAACAATGACCTTCGTGATGAATTTCTCGACCTTTTCGGGGTCGAACTCTGTAATTATAGTAAAGTCGCTTTCGCGGACGATTTTTCCTCTTTGTTCGTTGATCTTTGTATTCAGTTCTTCGATCTGTGCTTTGATGCGACGCTGCTCTGCGCGGAAGGCACTTTCGGTGATCAGTCGCTGCATGAGCAGTTCTGCGAGGTCGCTTTCTTCCTTGCGGAGTTCTGCCACCACGCTCTGTAGTGCTGCAGTGTCGTGTCCCTGCGGGCGTTCTCTTACGAACTGATTGTATGCGGCGATGAATTGCTCCCGCAGTGCGCTGTCCTTCAGTCTGGTGCAGTCGCATTCAGCCACACCCTTGCGTAGCTGGGTGGCACATGCCCAGATGTCGTTGCGCCATTTCTTGCCGCTATTATTGACTTTGTGCTGGTAGTGCTTGCCGCAGCAGCCACACTCGATCATGCTGGTGAAGGGGTATACCGGCTTTTTGCTGCCTGCGATTTTCTTGTTCCTGCGCTGCTCACGAATCTGCTGTGCCAGTTCCCATGTCTCGCGGCTGACGATGCCTTCGTGAGTGCCTTCCATGTAGTACCGCTTGCCGTACTGTCCATCCATGTTATCCATCTGGATGCCGTCGACGGTGACGCTCTTTCCCATCATGGAGTCGCCCATGTACTTTTCATTTGCCATGAGTTCCAGCAGCCGTGTGGGCTTCCATTCGTTTCCGCACCATGTGCGGATGCCTTCTTCATTGAGTACCTTTGCGATCGCTGTGCATCCCATGCCGCTGATGTACATATCGTAGATGCGGCGAATCACCGCTGCTTCTTCCTCGACGATCACGAGGTTGTTATCCTTCGTCATCGTGTATCCGTACATGCCGCTGCCGATGCTGATCCACCCGCTTTCGAAGCGGTGTCGGAACGACCATTTCTGTCTTTCCGAATCCACCTGCAGGTCGTTCTCTGCGACCGTTGCTGCGATCGTGAGGAACAGTTCGCTGGTGGGCTGCATGGTGCTGATCTGCTCTTTTTCGAAGATGACCTCGATGCCGAGGTCACGCAGTTCTCGCACCGCTTCCAGAAGCTGCACGGTGTTTCGTGCGAATCTGGATACTGATTTTGTGTAGATGATGTCGAATTTGCCGTCTCGCGCGTCCTGCATCATGACGAGGAACTGCGGGCGCTTATAGATGCTGCTGCCGCTGATGCCTCTGTCCGCGTAGATGCCAACCAGTTCTGTATCTGGGTCGTCCGTGAATTTGCCCTGCCAGTATTGCTCTTGGTATTCGTAGCTGTGCAGCTGCGCCGAGCTGGCCGTGGATACGCGAACATACGCTACCGCGCGTTTTTTGCGTTTTGCCATTATCTCTTACCTCCTTCGAAGTATTGGACTTGAACAAGCCTAATTTTTTTGCCCCCGCCTTAGGAGGCAGGGGCAAAGGTATCAGAAAAGGTGCGGAAAGTCCAGCCCAAAATCGAAAGAACACAAAGAATTAGCAATTGCTTTTCCGCAGTTTTTCACCGGTTTTCTTGGCGATCTGATCCCGCTCCTTTGCGGTGATCAGCCCCTTGATCCACAGCGTCTGCATAATGGCTTCGGCAAATGCGACCTTTGCTTTGGTTCTGTCGCTCATGCTGTTCTCCTTATTTTTCGGGCAGCTTTAATTTCTGCCCACTGTAAATGGTAGTGGTCTTCAGACCGTTCAACTGCACGATCTCCGTGTATCGTGCGCCGCTTCCAAGTTCCTTCTTGGCGATCCCCCAGAGCGTATCGCCGCTCTTGACGGTATAGGTGCGCTGCGGCTTGGGATCCTCGGCCTTGTTGCCGACGACAGTGAGATTGTCCACCGCCGTCCAAGTATTCACGCCTGCGACGGGATCACCGCCAGATTTCTTGACCTTCTTGCCGAGCAGCACACAGGTCTTGCCGCCCTTGGTGACGGGCTTGCCTTTGCTGGTGGTCTGGGTGACGATGTGGTTATAATCGTTCTTCACCCAATTGGGAATGGCCTTCGTGGTAGGATTGTAGGTTTCCGCGCTGTCCTTGAACTGCACCACGGTGCCAACGGTGATCTCACCAGTGGTGACCTGCGGTGCCTGTTCGGGTTGCTCGGTGGGTGCGTCCTTTGCCAGAAGTGCCTTTACATCCGCGCGGAATGTATCCATGCTCTTGCCATGCTTCGGAAACCAGTGCATGACATCGCCGTGATTAGAAGCGATGCCGCGCTTGTAACCTTCGCTGTGGCAGATGATGTCCTTTTCGGTCAGACCGAACTGCTTACACAGGTAGGCGCAAAGCTCGACGGCCTCCAGATACACCTTCTTGAAGTAGGTGCCGTCCGTGAGGCCGTCTTCACAAATTTCGAATCCGATATGGGTGTTGTTTGCGCTGCCGCCTGCATGCCATCCTCGGTGATCCCAAGGCAGCGTCTGGTAGGTGGCGATGCTGCCGTCTGCCAGCTTGCCGATGAAACCATGGACGCATACCTCGCGACCGCCGGGGTGGTAGGTGTTCCAGTGGTTGTTGTACTGGTTCTTGCCCAGTTTGCCGTCATCGGGTCCGACATAGCGCTTCAGCCACGGATTGTTCGCGCCGGTGCTGTGTACCATGATGCCCTTGACGGTGATCTTGCGTCCTGCTTTGTAGCAGGCGTTCTCCGTAAAGATGAGCTTCTGCAGATTCATATTATTTGCCCTCCTTGGTGTCCGTTCTCACCAGCTGCTTAACAGCTTGGTTGGTGCCAGTGGCAGACAGACCGCTGGCTGCGCCGAGTACGATCGCAACGAGAATGTTCTGCGTATCCATTACGCCCGGTACGCAATAGAATGCGACCACACCGCAAATTGCGCCCAGCGCACATGCGATCAGCGGAATGAAACGCTTGAACTTATCGTCGCCGCCACATGCGGTCTTGGCGATGTCGATGATGGTGTACACGATTGCCGCCAGTGCGGGAATGGTAGTGATTTCGTACATAGTGATCCTCCTTATCTATGCGCCCTCTTATTGAGGTAGGTTTCGATCTTATCGATCGCTTCTGTTACGGGGCCGTTACAGCCCTGTTCCTTCAAGCCCATGAGGCAAGCCAGAATACCTTCGGTGAGGATGGTCTGTTCCTCCTTGATCGCCTTGATATCCTTATCCTGCTTTTCTTGCTTGAGAAACCATTTGTACACAGCGAACACCGCGCCGAGTATGACACCCAGCGCCGTGATCGTTGCTGCAATTGCCGAAATGTCCATTGCTTCCTCCTTAATCCAGCCATGCCGGTTTTTTCGGCACGACTAATGTTTCTGTGACATTGAGCCACGCTTTGTACCATGACCGCAGTTCCAGAAGCTGCGGCAAGGTGATTCCTTCGTACCAAAGCTGGCCTCTGTTGATTACGGAGAAGCATTCGGTTTCGCGCCGCTGCCGATAATCTTCTTTGACCCGCTCCTGCTCCTGCAGTGCGAAGTGTTCGTTGTCAAATGCTGCAGTCCCATCGCGCACCTTATATGCCGCGAAGTGTTCTGCGAAGTGGGCGACATCCTCTGGGTCTGGAATTTCGATACCGTCCACGATTTCGCCAATTAAGGCGTAGCTTTGAATGTAGCCTTGTTCATCCAGTAATACCTTCATGCCGTCCCTCCTTAGTTGATACCGTACACATTGGTGATAGATCCGCTGCCGTTGCCGATGGTCAGTGTTACCGTCGTTCCAGAGTATTTCAACTTAAAACCGCGATAGTTGACCTCGTCTGCAATCTGCCAGCTCACATCCGATGTGGTGATCATTGCCTTCGGTACGATCAACGACATTTTTGATGCGCTGGAACTTGGCAGTCCTGCGATGATGTATGCCTTGTAGTTGCCGTAATTGAAGGTGGTGCTGCCGCTGCTCAATGTACCGCTGTACAGCGATGTGCAGGTAATTCCCAGATTGGTTCTGGCAGCTGCAGCTGTCGTGCCACCAGTACCGCCCTTGCTGATCGGGATGGTCGCACCGCCAGAGTGATACACGGTGTACCGAGTGCCGGGGTGGGTGTCCGTTGCCACATTGGGTGCGTAGTATAGCGTTCCTGCGTAGGAATACAGTCTGTCCCATGTGGTGCTGCTGCGGTAGAAATTGATACCTTCACCCTCCGAATCCACCGCGTCCAGAAAGTACAGGCCGTTAATACCGATGATGTCGGAGTTCTGCATGTTGATGCCGTAAATGCCGTCAATCCAGTATCGGCTGCCTGTGACATTGATGACCTGCGGTGCGATCGTTCTGCCGTTGATGATATTGGTGATGGCCGCTGCGGCCGTTGTCGCGCCAGTGCCGCCCTTGCTGATCGGCAGAGTGCCAGACACATTCGCCACAGGTAGCGTACCGCTTAATGATGTTGCCGT